ACGATTTAATAATTTTCGGAAAAAATGCAAAACGCATTTTAGACGATACTACTTTTCAAGCAGTCATGCAAAGCGTAAGGGAAGATGTCCATACTTCATGGTCTGAAACTTCACCTCATGCGACTCAAGAGAGAGAACAATATTTTCATCTTTTGAAAGCAGTTGACTTGTTGGAAGAAAAATTATGGGCTGTTGCAGATAACGCCCATATTTTAAAACTTAAGGCAGAAAATATTACAAAAAACAAAAAAGGAGTTTAATATGAACCAAGCGACAAACCTAGTTAAGGAATCGCCTGAATTAAAATCTAGCGTTGAACAAGTTACTGATATTCTGACTCGCCCTGGCGACAAAGCAGAAGTAAGTAATGAAACAGAGTCAGAGCAACCGCCTATTGAAGATGTTGAATCTGGCGAGGAATATATAGACGAACCTTCTGAGGAAATTTCTGAAGAATATGAAGAAGTCCTAGAAGATGAGGAAGATTCCGAACTGTATGCAGATGAACAAACCGACATTGATGAAGATGAAGGCTTGCAACAAGAACTAATTGAAGTGAAGATTGACGGAAAATTAGAGCAAGTATCTTTAGATGAATTAAGAAATGGATATTCAAGGCAACAGAGTTATACTAGAAAAAGCCAAGAACTTGCTGAAGCAAAGAAGCAGTTTGAAGCTGAATCTAGACAAGTTCAAGAGGAGCGAAATAAATATGCTCAACTCTTAGGGAACTTAGAAAATCAATTAGTAGAGTTAGATAAAGACCCAGAACCAAATTGGGACGAACTTTATAGAACAGACCCTATTGAAGCCAGTCGTCAACAACATGAATGGAATAGTTTTAAGCAAAAAAAGAACGAAAAGTTACAAGCTGTAAAACTTGAACAACAAAGGATAGCAGAGCAGAATCATCAAGCAAATATGATACAATATCAAACAATGCTTAGTGAAGAAGCACAAAAGCTACCTGAAGTTATTCCAGCATGGAAAGATGAAAAAATTGCTACAAAAGAAAAAGCTGAATTAAAGGAATTTCTTTTAAAGAAAGGCGTTACTGAAGAAGAAGTTTCTGCTTTAGTAAAAGCTAATCATGTTAGCGTTTTAAGAGATGCTATGCTTTACAATAAAGGTAAACGCAAAGTAGTTAAAAGAGCAAACAAAACTAACGGAACGAAAGTTCTGAAAAGTGGTAGCAAAAAACCCCCTAAGAAAACTGACGCATATAAGAAAGCGACCTCAAGATTAAAAAAAGGTGGACAATGGCAAGATGCACAATCAGCCATTTCCATGTTGTTAAACGATTAATTTAAGAGGATATTACAATGGCAATTATTGCAAATACTTTTACTAGGTATTCAGCAGTTGGTATTCGTGAAGAATTAAGCAATATTATTTACAACATTTCTCCTGAAGAAACACCATTTATGTCAAACGGTGGCAGAGAAACAGTTAGAAACACTTTCTTTGAGTGGCAAACTGATTCCCTTGCGGCCGCTTCTACAAACTATCAAATTGACGGTGATGATATTGCGGCTTTCCCAGCAACCAATCCGACTACTAGAATAGGAAACTATACAAACATTTCAAGAAAACTTGTTATCTTAGCTGATAACTTGGAAGTTATTAACGAGGCAGGTAGAACTTCTGAACTTGCCTATCAAATAACTAAACTTGGACAAGAGCTAAAAAGAGACCAAGAAACTACATTGATGGCAAATAGTGCCGCTGTAGGTGGAGCCGCAGGTACGGCTAGACAAACAGCAGGTCTTCCAGCATGGCTAAAAACAAACTCAGACAGAGGCACAGGCGGAACTGATCCGACAGTTTCTGGTGGGGTTGTTAATGCGGCCGCTGGTGATGCCACAGCTGGTAACAGAAGGGCGTTTACTCTTTCAATTCTTGATGCAGTCATAGAATCAGTTTGGACTCAAGGTGGAACACCAAAAATGCTTATGGTTGGACCACACAATAAGACAGTCGTTTCTGGATTCTCAGGTATCGCCGCTAACAGGTATGAAGTTAAAAAACCTGAACCTGGTGTTATCATTGGAGCCGCTGATATTTATGTATCAGACTTTGGAGCAGTTAATATTGTTCCTAATAGATTCCAAAGAGAAAGAGATGCTTATGTCTTAGACCCTGAGTTCTACGCAACTTGTTTCTTACGACCACTAGAAGTTATTGATTTAGCTAAAACTGGTGACGCTGAGAAGCGAATGTTACTTGTAGAATACGGACTTAAAGTTAAAAATGAAGCCGCTCTTGGAGTGTGTGCTGATTTAACAGCTTCGTAAATCACATAGGAAAATGGGGTAGTTAGCGATTGCGACTACCCCTAAACTAAAAAAATGAGTAGAAAAAGATTAATAAGTTTCGATAACGAAACAAAGATTGCAAATAACTTTACTTTTGAAGAAGATACTTCAGGTAAAGGAGATCATAAATTTGTTTTAAGTAGAGAACAAGATGTAACTGAAATACTTAAAGAAAACAGAGATTTATATAACGATAGTGATAAAAGAGATCCTTATGGTCATTGGAACAAAGTCGCTTCAATTCCTATGGTTTTATATTACGATCTAAAAGAAAAGGGCATTTTAGATGACCCTAAAGCATTAAAAAAATGGCTTAATGACCCTGATAACAAAGCGTTTAGAACAAGAGAAGGAACTGTATAATGGCATTAGTTAATTATTCAGATTTAAAAACAAGCATAGCAGATTGGTTAAATAGGTCTGATCTAACAGCAACAATACCAGATTTTATTACTTTAGCTGAATCTGGCTTTAATAAAGAAATACGCAACAGAAAAATGATTAAAAGAGCAACAGCAACGATTGATTCTCAATATAGTGCTGTTCCTAGTGATTGGTTACAAACAGTTGATTTTGTTATTGAAACAAATCCAGTTGTAACTTTAGAATTTATTACAAATGAAAAACTTGATAAATTAAGAGAAACTTATACTTCAAGTGGCACACCAAAATTTTACACAATAGTAGGTCAAGAACTAGAGGTTTTACCTGTTCCTGATTCAGCAACGCTGACAGGAGAAATTACTTACTATAGTAAAATTCCTAACTTAACTGATGTAAACCCAACTAATTGGTTAATGAATAGTAGTCCAGATATATATTTATATGGAAGTCTGCTACAATCAGCACCATATCTAGTAGATGACTCTAGAATAGCAGTATGGTCTAGTATGTATCAGAAGCTAGTTAAGGATTTAGAAATCGCAGACCAAAAGGCAAGAGTAGGCGATTCAACATTAAAAATGAAAGCAACCGCATTACAATAAGGAGATTAAAAAATGAGTTTTAGCGATTATTTGGAAAACAAAATTCTTGCCCACACTTTTTCAGGAACAACTTTTACTCCTGCTTCCACACTTTACTTGGCTCTATATACTGTAGCACCAAGTGATGACGGAACAGGCGGAACTGAAGTTTCAACTTCTGGAACAGGGTATGCAAGGCAAACAGTTACTTTTACCACAACAGCAAGTCAATCTAGTAATACTTCTGCTGTAGAGTTTGCAACAGCAACAGCAAGTTATGGAACAGTCGTAGCTATTGGAGTTTTAGACGCTTCAACAAGTGGTAACTTATACGCAGTAGGAACATTATCTGTATCGAAAGCAATTTCAACAGGAGATGTATTTAGAGTTCCCGCTGGTGATTTAGATATTGATTTAACATAAGGACATAAATGCCTACAAGAGATTATAGCCAAGGAGTATTCGGTAATAATGAATATGGTGTTTGGGGTTACTCAGATGCTAGTGCCACTATTACTGCGACTTCAGGTTTTAACCAAAGGGCTATTAGAACTTACGGGCAAGGTAATTATGGTTCAAATCTTTTTGGGAAATGGGGTTATACCGAAAGTGGTGCAATTTCTATTTCTTCAGCATCAAGTCTAAGTTTAACGGCTGCCGTTCCTGTAGATACTTATTCGTCTGGCGAATATGGCTACGGAAACTACTCAGCTGGAACTATACGAGATGCAAGTGTTACTGTTAATGCCGTTGCAACTGTATCAGCTACAGCTGGTTATGTTGCAAGTGGTTCAGCAGTATCAACAGGGCAATCAAGTATTACAATCACACCTCAAGTAGTAAGAGGTGGAATAATACCAGCCCAAGCAACTTCTTCATTAACAGTCTTAGGAAATGTTACTTTCACAGGATTACCATATCCTATAAACGGAGTAGCAACTGTAACGGCTGTATGTAATAGAATAGTGTTTATAGATGTTTCAAATATATCAGCCCAATCATCTACAAACTTTAGTGCAAGATATAAATGGGTTGATGAACCAAACGCTTCTACAACATGGACTGAAGTCTATAAGGTAGCGGCATAACTTTTAAGGAGTAAATGCAAATGGCAGATACAACAACAACAAATCTGAATTTGACTAAACCAGAAGTCGGTGCTTCTACAGATACATGGGGAACTAAATTAAATACTGATTTAGATACTCTTGATGCTCTTTTTGCCGATGCTGGAACAGGAACTTCAGTCGGACTGCAAGTCGGTTCGGGAAAAACTTTAAGTGTAAGTGGAACGCTAGTAGGTAGTGGAACTGTTACACTTGATTCTGCGGCCATATCAGCCGCTAGTGCAACAATTTCTGATTTAGGAACCGTTACAACCATGGACCTGAACGGAGGCACGATTGACGGAGTAACTATTGGTGGAACTACAGCAGGGGCTATTACAGCCACAAATTTAACAGGAACAGGAACTATTACTTTTAATGGTGCTACTGTTACTGACTTAGGAACTGTAGGAACTATTGATCTAAACGGCGGAACTGTTGACGGAACAACAATAGGTGGTTCTGTAGCTGGTGCAGTTACAGCCACAACTTTAAAATCAACAAGTGCTAGAGAAACAAAATCAGCAGTTACACAAAGCACAGGCACACTAACTTTAGATTGTGCTACTGCAAATGTGTTCGAGTTTACACCCTCACAAAATATAACAACATTAACTATAAGTAATGTTCCAACTTCAGGTGATGCTTACGCTATGGTTCTAAAAATAACGGGTTCTGCATACACGATTGCATGGGGAGCCGCTGTTAAATGGGCCGCTGGAACATCACCTACTTTATCAACATCTAATGTAGATGTAATAGTGCTATTAACTGTTGATGCTGGAACTAATTGGTATGGTTTTGTATCAGGACAAGACTTACAATAGGAGTAAAAAATGACAACAGGAACTAAAGCTCTAATGGCTGCCGCTGGTGGGAGCGGTAGTGCTGGAGAAGTTTTACAACCGATTCAAACAAAAAGTGATAATGACGGAACTGATAGAGTCTTTCTTCATGCAGTCGATACTGAAGGTAATATAGCTTGGTCAAAAGAGGTTGGTTACTCATTAAGTAGTGGCGATCCATTTTATTCTTTTCCTACAGACGGCAGAGGAGATTTGTGTTGGTTTTGTGAAGTAGGAAAAGTTTGGTGGGTTATGGCTTCAAGTAATCCTTATGCTTGGGCTATTGATGTAGAAACAGGAGATGTTAGTTTTTATTCAGGATATGCCTCAACATTACCTACCTTTACTTCTAGTGCTTATGGGCCTAGCTATGGTATTTCCGCTCCTGTTTATTTTAACAGTTCAGGTGGAACAGATACTTTAGGTTGGCTTCAACATCTTACTTATGGTGGAACTACTTCAGGCAATAGATTTCAAGGTTATAAATTTACTAACGATAGAACAACAGCACCAACAGTTTTTGGAGATTTCCAATCTGGTAGTTTTGGTAATGAAGCTCTTTATAATGGCGGTGCTATGGTTAATTATGACTTCAATTCAACAAGTGGTTTTCATAATTGGAAAGAGTATGCAACTGGAGAAGTTTATATTGCTTGGCAAGAGGGAGCTTCATATAGTAGTTATAATGTTAAATTTCAATCAGCCGCTATAGACCAAGACACACCTGTAAGTGTGTCAAATATAAGCAATCTTTTTGGCCCAACTTCTAATTACTCAAGAGGAACGGCAGTTAGAATATGCTCAGGTTTATCAATGCACAAATATTTTGATGAAAATTGGAATGTTTGGAATGGCACAACGGCTATGGGTGCTGTTACTGGTGATACAGGAGATTCTTTTGGAATTACATCTAGTAATGTGTCATCTCAAAAACCACCACAACCAACAATAACAACCCCAAAAAATATGGGAACAATACGGAATCCTTCTAATGGTGGTGGTAATATAACTTTTGATTATGAACAACAATGTTCAGTTGTTTCAGACGGAGTAAAAGGTATGTGGGGTTTTCTTAGGTCTTATGACACCACTTGGAGTAATGTTGCTTTTAATCTTGGTTATGTTGAAACAGGAACTTCATATAGTAGTGGTTCACCTACAATGAATTATGAATCAGGCGGTGACGGCACAGATTATTCAGATATTGTATATAAAGCAACTGCTAGTATATATTCTGCTCCTTCTTCCAACAGTTATGATCCACCTAATTTTTCTATGAGAAGAATTAACGATAATGGTTATGTTGGTTTATGGTGTCCAAATTATGCTGTAAGTGATGCAAGATACGAAATTCGTATTCTTGATGCAACTAACGGACAAGTAGGTTCTACAATAGAGTTTGATTTTCCTGTAGAACATTCTAATAAACCTCATAAATGGACAACATTGAGAGAAGATGCTGTTTGGACTAAGTTATATTCTGGTTCAAATGTTAGTTAATTAATTAAAACAAAGGAGAAAAAAATGAGTCATGTTAAAGAAAAAAGTAGAGGTGTTATTGATGAATACCCTTACTCTATTTCAAAACTTAAATCAGACAATCCTAACACTAGCTTTCCTAGTGAAATATCAGATTCACTTTTACAATCTTATAAAGTTTATCCTGTTTCTTACGAAGCTAGACCTGAAGTTTCAGATGATAAAAGAGCGGTAGCAGATGATACCCCTTCTTATGCAGACGGAAATTGGAGTTTAGGTTGGTCTGTAAAAAGTAAGACAGATGATGAAAAATTTGCAGATGAGGCAAGTAAAAGGAGAGAACGAGATGAACTGTTAAAAAATACAGATCATTACGCTCTTACTGATAGAACTTTATCTGAAGAAATGGCATCATACAGACAATCATTAAGAGATTTCCCAGAGCAATCAGGATTTCCTTATATTGATTTTCCAGAACAACCAGACGAATAGGAGTTTAAATGTCTATACTATTATTAATTTTAACAAGTGTGGTAACAATATCATCTTTAGTATGTAGCTTTGTTCCTACAAGTCTTTTACCAGATGACGCTAAAAAAGTATTAAAGATTTTAGCTTTAAACTTTAACAATGTTCATTATGACTGCGACCATAATGAGTAATTGTTATGAGTGGTCTATCTGAACTTGAACAAGGCAAATTAATAGAAGCAGTCGAAAGTCTTGAAAAGCAAGTAACAAGATTAAATACAAGACTTGATTCTCTTGAAGGGCAAATGAAGTCAGGTAAAGGCATTGTTATAGGTATCTTTTTAACGGCTAGTGGTATATCGGCTGCCGCTGCCACAATGTTTGGAAAAATGCTTGGGGAATAACAATAGACAAAAAGGAAGAATAGGAGAATTGTTTGTGTGTTACATTCTTGAAAAATTTGGTTATCAAACAGCTTTTGTTGATACGCAAGGTTATGATGTAATTGTTAATTACAAAAACAGACCTATTCGTATTCAAGTAAAATCTGCTCTCTCAAGAGATTACAATAGAAAAAAAGGTGGTAAACCTAGATATAATTTTGCTACTAACATTGGTGGTGAAAAAAGAAAATACACAAAAGAAGATACAGATATTATCGCTTTATTTGGTTCAGACCATGAAACAGTAATCTTTAAGCTAGTTGATGAAATAAAAACAAAAACACATAAATTATCTGAAGCACATTTTTACGATAAGTCTATAATGAAACAAAGTTTTGAGAGGTGTTTAGAATCATGTTCGGTTTAATTGGCTCTTTATTAGGTTTTGCTAGTTCAGGTTTACCTGCTGTTCTTGATCACTTTAAACAAAAAAGTGCGCAAAAACATGAGTTAGCTTTAATGGAAATGGCCGCTAAACATAAAATAACTGTAGCTAAAGCAAAAGCAGATGAAGCCGAAGTAGCAGGTGTGTATCAACACAGTCAAACAATTCAAAACAATGCTAGTAAATGGATAGTTAATTTAAGTGGTCTTGTAAGACCTACAGTTACTTTTGCAATATTAGGATTGTATTTAACTGCAAAGACTTTAGCTGTTGTGCAAGTGTATCAAAATGGTGGTGATTTACATGAGTTTTTACCAGAGATATATTCAGAAACAGATGTTGGTATTTTAAGTTCAGTTGTATGTTTTTGGTTCTCAAGCAGAGCAATAGAGAAAATGAGAAAATGAATAATATTATAGAAGCAATAAAAAGCATTATATCACCAGAACAAAGTTGGTCAGCTTTTGTTATGAAGATTACAAGTCTTATAATTGTAGCTGTAATTGGATATATAGGTTTTCAACAATATCTTAATCTTGGTGTTGAAGAAGATAACGAAATTCCAATAGTAGAAGTGTATGAAAAAGACCCTGAGAAAAAAGTTAAAGTAGAAGATTTAATTACTAAACTTCTAAGGTCAAATAGAGATATTGAATCAGTATGGTTATATGATTGGATAGATGCACGAAATATAGTGCCTTTGTATAATGAACCTAGAAACAGCGAAGATTTATTACCAACAGGATATTTTATGGAAGGTGATGAATATGTGATTGGTCATTTTGTTTTAAGTCAATGCACCTCTTTAGATAGAGATATAGTCAATACAGCGTGTCCTATTATGTCCTCAGAAGATGCTTGGGGTGTTTTGTTAGTTACCTATCAAAACGATACAGAGCCAGACTTAAAAACGACTAAAGCAACAGCTATGAAAATATCTGAAATATTATATTTGATTGAGAGATAATAATGGCAGAAAAAAGTTTAAATGTTTCAGATAATTCAGTTATAGCGATACCGCTAAGAAATTTAATTGCTATAATTGGAACAGTAGCAGTAGCAGTATGGGGCTATTTTGGCGTTTCTGAAAGACTAAACTTCATAGAACATGAACTTGACTTACAAATGAAAGACATAGAGTTAAATAGTGAATTTAGAATTAAATGGCCAAGAGGTGAAATGGGTAGCCTACCAGATGACGCTAGACAAGATATGAAAATAGAAATGTTAGAACAAGAAGTAGCTAAATTAAAAGATAACAGAGATGAAGAATAATGCCTTATGTTGAATTAGATATACCAAGTGGAGTTTATAAGAACGGAACTGAACTACAATCAAAAGGTCGTTGGCATGATTGTAATTTAGTTCGTTGGAATAATAATGCTATGCAACCAATTAAAGGTTGGAGTCAGTTTGGAACAGCTACAACAACAGGAAAAGCTAGACGAATGTTGTCTTGGATTGATAACGCTGGTAACAGAAGATTGGCTGTAGGAACTTCTAATAAACTTTATGCTTACACTATTGACGGAACACAATACGACATAACTCCAGCTGGTTTTACTACAGGAACAGATGATGCTACGCAAAGTGTAGGATATGGTAATTATACTTTTGGTTCATCTAATTATGGAACACAAAGACCTGATAGTGGTTTGTTTCAACCTTGCACAACTTGGTCTTTAGATAATTGGGGGCAATATATAGTTGGTTGTAGCACAACAGACGGAAAAGCGTATGAATGGCAATTAAATTCAGCAACACCAGCCCAATTAATTTCTAACTGTCCTACTAGCATACAATCTCTAATTGTAACTGAAGAAAGATCATTAATGGTTCTTGGTGCAGGTGGTGACCCGAAAAAAGTTCAATGGTCAGATTTAGAAGATAATACTGATTGGACACCTTCAGCAACAAATCAATCTGGTAGCTTTAATGTTAATGGTAATGGAAAGCTACAAACAGCAGTAAGAGTTAAAGGTCAAATATTAATACTATCAACTGTTGATGCGTATTCAGCCACTTATGTAGGTTTACCATTTGTGTATTCTTTTGAAAGAGTCGGTTCTAATTGTGGTGTTGTTTCAACAAATAGTGTTGTTGCAACTGATACTTTTGCCGCTTGGTTTTCAGACGGACAGTTTTTTATATTTGATGGCATTGTAAAGCCACTTCCAAGTGATGTAAGTGATTATGTCTTTAGTGATTACAATGTTAGTCAAAAAAGTAAAGTTTATGGATTTAATAATTCTAAAAGTTCAGAAATATGGTGGTTTTATCCTAGTTCTGATAGCACAGAAAATAACAGATATGTTGCTTGGAACTATAAAGAAAATCATTGGATTGTTGGTGAGTTAGCTAGAACTTGTGCAGAAGATAGAGGAACATTTACAAATCCTATGATGATTGGCGCTGATTATAAATTATACGAACATGAAACAGGATATTCATATACAGGCGAATCAACAGGAGTTTTTGCTGAATCAGGCCCTTATCAAATAGATCAACCTAATGGAAGATTAATGAATGTTTTACAAATAATACCAGATGAAAAAACATTAGGAGATGTTTCTGCTAAATTTAAAGTTAGAAATTATCCTACAGGAACAGAAACAACATATCCTAGTAGTGGTTCTTTTACCTTAGCTAATCCTACAGATGTAAGATTTACTGCTAGAGAAGTTAAATTTAGAGTTGAAACTGCAAGAAACACAGATTGGAGAGTAGGTAATATGCAGATGTTCGTAAGAGCAGGTGGAGGTAGAGGATAATGAGATTACCACTTCCATCGCCAGAATATAATTCAAGTATCGCTCAACAAACAAACAATACTTTAGAGCAAGAAGATAAAAAAAATTTTAAGAAAGATACAGATATAAACATTAACGATGGGCGATTAATCCTGAAATCTCCTAACGGAACACGATATAATATAACAGTAGATAATTCAGGCAATATAACAGCGAGTGCGATATGAATATAGAAAATTTTGAAAAATGTTGCGAAAGCATACAGAAAGCGTTAGATTATGGAAAGAACAGTCATACTCTTGATGATGTAAGACAAAGTATAGCCAAAGGTGAAATGTTTTTTCATTCTCTTGGAAACTCCTTTATCATTACTGAAGTTCATGTATTTCCACAGTATTATAATTTACACGGCTTTTTAGCTGGTGGTCATACAGAAGAAATTAAAGAGTTAATGCCAATATTAGAAGATAAAGCAAGAGAAGTAGGTTGCAAATATACAACTCTTACTGGTCGTAAAGGTTGGCAAAGACAGTTTAAAGATGTTGGTTATAATCCAACTTTCTTTACCTTAGACAAGGAGTTATAAAATGGGTAAATCAAGAGGAAGTAATAGTTCAGAGTTAGACCCTGCAATCAAACAGATGATGCAAGAAACCTTTGATCTAGGTAAAGATACTATTTATGAAACAGTACCTGTTTTAGATGCAAATGGAAATCAAATTGTTGATTACACAACAGGTCCTGGTGGAATACAAATACCAATACCAAGAACCACAAAAAAGTTAAAAGAATATCAAGAATACGAAGATACAAGATTTGCAAGTCCTAGTGCATCAACAGGATTTGGTGAAGCTGGTTTAAGTAATTATCTTTATAGTAACAATCAACCATTTACAGAAACACAAAGACTAGATGATTTATATGGCCGTATGTCAACGGCCGCAAACTATACACCTCAAAATGTATCTTCAAGAGATGTTACCGCTGGAACTATTGATTTACCTAGTGAAATAGCTAGAACAATGGTCAGTTCAAGAGATGTAACAGGTGAAAGAGTTGCAGACCCAAAAGACATTACAGCAAGGGAAGTATTAGAAAGAGGTTTTGATATTGAAAGAATTAGTCAGCCAGGGTTATTAGAACCAGTAACACTAGCAGATACTTCTTTAGACCCTTATATGAATCCTTACAATCAATATGTTAGAGATGTAACTATAAATGACATATTAGAAGGTAGAGATAGGTCATTATCACAATTACAAGATAGAGCCATTAAAGCTGGTGCTTTTGGTGGAACAAGAGAGGGTGTAGAAGCTGGTCTTATTCAAAGCAAAGCATTATCAGAAATAGCAAAACAAAGTGCTTTATTAGGTCAACAAGGTTTTAATACAGCTACACAATTAGCTTCACAAGATATAGGTTTATTAAATCAAGCAGAAAGAGATAATATTGCAAATCAAATGGAAGCACAAAGATTAAATCAAGCTACTGATTTAGCGGCCGAACAATCAATGTTAGATGCGGCCATGGAAGCACAAAGATTAAATCAAGCTAGAGATTTATCATTAGGTCAATTTAATACAGAAATGATGCAACAGGCCGCTTTAGCAAATCAAGCCAATGAAAGAGAAATTGACTTAGCAAATGCGACTAGAGATTTACAAGCACAAGGTATGAATCAAGATGATGCGTTTAGAGTTGCACAAGCAAATGTTGACAACAAATATCGAGCCCAAGCACAGAATGTAGCTAATGAACTTCAAGCAGATTTAGCCAATCAAGCATCATCATTACAAGCAGATTTAGCCAATCAAGGTGCTGGTCTTGAAGCTAACGCATTAAATCAACAAGGGTTATTATCAGCGGCCGATTTAGCTAGAGGAACAAATCAATCAACAATAGATAGATATAATCAACTAAGAGAAGTTGGTGGTGTTCAAGACGCTAGAGAGCAACAACAATTAGATTTTGATTATCAGCAGTTCTTAGAAGGGCAAGAGTATCAAATGATGTTAGCACAATTCTTAGGTGGTTTATTGCAAGGATTCCCAACACCTATGAAATCAAGAGGCAAGCAGAGTTCATTTACATTAGGATAAAACAATGACAACAATAGAAGAAAAAAGAAAAAAAATTGAAGAACTAGAAAAAATTGCTCTAGGTGGAAATAATCAAACAAGTGTTAATCAATTTGTTCCTGAATTAAATCCTATTGATATTGGTGCAACTTCTCTTTTAGGTAAAATTAAACCTGCTGGAGAAGGGCCAGGTGGTGCGGTTAATAGATTTTTTGCTGGTAAAGGACAAAATATAGGTCTTTTACCCTCCGCAGAGGAGTTAATAGCCGAAAACGCAATAACATCAGCACAATATTTAGATCAACCAGCTTATATTATTGATAATAGCACAGGTCAATTAATAGCAAATGGTGTAACTAAATTGGCTCCTAGAGTTGCAGAATTTAGTAACAAAAAAGATGACGCTGGACAAAATTTATATACTATTTTTAATGAAGCAGACTATCAAAAATTTGCACCAAATTTTGAATCCATTTTTGCCCAAAGAGGTCAAGATTTACCTATAAATGAAATAATAAGAATGGCAAAACAAGGTTTAGGTGGCGCTATGACACCTCAAAGACAAGTTGATGTATATGCACAAGCGTTAGAAGTTAATGAGGCAGGAGGGCCTAAAGAAAGAAATTTATCATTTTTCTTTCCGTCAAGAGATAACGAAGGAAATATAAAACCAGCAGAAAATTTATCACCTATAGGTGTTCAGGAAAATTGGACTTTAAAAAATATATTTAGAGGTGATGACCAAATTTTTGGTTCAGGTTACGAAGAAACAACAGTTGGCACCTCAGGCGCAAAACCTGAAATAGATGTTGGATTACCTACTGCTTATGCAAACTGGAGAGGTAAAAGTATATTCAAAGATTTTTTACCTGATTGGGGTTCGGATTTAGAAGGAATAAACTGGGCTGATACTGTTTTTAATCCATTAAAAGGTTTAAGTTCAGTAGAAACTTCAAACAGAGGTGGTAAGTTTGCACTAGAAATATCATCTACTCAATATCCTCATAAAACAGACACCGTAGAACGAGGAGTTGCTAAAGCAAAAATTATATTACCTATATTAATCTCTAAACTCAAAAGTTTCAGAGAAGATATAGAAGCACAAGAACAATATGGAACAAGAGGTAGCTCTAAAGATGCGACAGACCTTTCAAGACAACAACGAGAGTATATGGAAAATGTTTCTACAGCAATTATGGCCGCAGAATACATTATAGCTTTAGATAGAGAGGAAAATGCTAGAACAAAAAGAAAAAAAATTAATCCTACTGAAATTAGAAAAAGAATGGAATCTATTGATAAATTAATACTAGCTAACGAATAAAGGATATAAAATTGTTTTTTACTGACGAAGAAAGAAAACTATTACAAGAAATACAATCTTCTGGTGGTCTTGATTTTAGCTATAAAGGTGGCGAAGAATACAGTATTGGTGATGATACTTTTAAAAAGTTTGATAGAAGCACAGCTATTAGATTATTACCTGATTTAACAGAAAAATTTGCTAGTCTTGATAATGAAGAAGGTAGAGATATTGCTAAAGCATTAACAGGGGTGCTAGACGCAAATATTACACAAGAAGAAAACTATCAACGAGATTCAAGACTTGACGCCGTTGGAAGAGGCGTAGGAACAGCGCCTACAGGTATTACTTCATTATTTGGCTTAACAGACTTAGCTAATCAGGCGTTAGGTTTTGTGCCTGGTATAGGTAAGAGAGGAATTTTTGGTAGAGAAGAAGGAATTTACCCTATACCACCAGAAGATTATATTTTTGGTAGAGAATATCAAAATAAAAAATTACAAGATTTAACTGGTTTAGGTTATGGAAGTTTATCAGATGTTCCTACTGAATTAATGCCTTACTACAAAGGCGGTCAATTTGCTGGTGACGCCTTTTCAATATCTAATAAAATTAGGGCTTTGATGGCTGGTTACGCAAAATTATTCCCACAATCCTATACAGGTCAAGTATCGAGAGGTGTTGCTAATCCAAACTTAGCGCCTGGTATGTTTGACGATATTATAAAAATGGAATTAACAAGACCATATTTTTCTCAATTCCTTAATCTTGGTTCGTCAACAATGATGGGCCTTTCTGAAGGATATGGACAGAAGGAAGACTTAACTGATCTGCAAAGATTTTTATTAAACACAGGGGCCGGTTTAGCTGGTGGTTTGACTGTTGGATTTACTGATGCTTTAAAAGGTATAATGACTCCACCTAAATATTTAATTTATGACCCTGCAAAAAAAATATATCAAACAAAAATAAAACCTAGAACAGACAAAATGAAAGGAAGTCTTGAATCTAAAGTTGATACAGATAAACCATGGTCGACACCAAAAGATACCGTAATGAATTATGGTGTTAATACTATTGACTCAATTAAAGATAATTTAAGTTGGGCGTCTTTAAGATTAAAAAAAATGTGGCACGGAGAAAAACTGACTGACGAAGATATTATGGTTTATCTTCAAAAAATACTTGAAAGGGAACTGAATAAAGGTGTCAGAAAAGATTATATAAAAGAATATAAAACAAATCTTGATAATCAATTAACTGCTGGAAATATAACTAGAGATGAATATAATATAGCTTTAAAAGAAGCGACAGAATACGCTGATATAAGACTTGTAGACCAAGTTAAAAAAAATATGCAGGCAAAAGAACAGGAAATTAAAGAGATAGAAAATTTAGTAACAAATGGCAAAATAAGCAGACAACAAGCAGATGAGGACATACAAATCATTAAAGATAGCTTAATGACACCTACAACTGTAACTGGGCCTCGTGGTGATGTCTTAAAAGGAATTGCGACAAAAAGATATGAAGAATCAATGGACTATCGAGAAACTTTTGATAATGTTTTAACAAATATGTTTAATAGAACTGTAGATGACATTAATAGATTCACAAAAGGTGGTGGTGATGTTAAAGACTTACCTTTATTTATTAAACAAACTTATAACACTTTAGAAGAACAAATAAGCGCCATTATAAAAAAAGGTATTGATGATGTTGATGAAGCTTATAAGGGTTTAGGCGATAAAAGAAGTTTATCTAACGCTTTAGTGTCGAGAATAAGGTATTATGACAAAGCATTAAATAAAGAAGTTTCAAAACTGTATGCGCCTTTAGAAACTTATATGAAAAATACGCCTATTACAAACTTAGACGAAAGCATAACAGTTATTAATAATTTAAAAAATAGCGGGAGAATATTACCAAAAGATAAAGAGTTTCAATCAATTATTAAGAACATAGAAGATATACAAGAACTTCTTATAAGACAAAGTAACGGTGAACAAGTAAATTTCCCTAGAGAATTTAACTTAAACAGATTAAAAAGTAGCATTACTAATTTAAGAGATTTAGGAAGAAGATTATTAAAAGATGAATCTAAAGGAGATAGTCAAATTGTTAATCAAATTTCAAATGCGTTACAAAGAGATTTACAAAATTTATCTTCTGATAACCCGCAATTATTAAATGCAAATGCCATGTCTGCATTTAAACATGAACTTATAGATAATACGCTTCTTAATAATTTTTTAAGACCAGACGCAAAAGGTCTGCCTAGAGTTGATAGAGATATTGCAATTAAAAAATTAATAACAGAAGATTATAAAGATGATATAGATATACCAATAGCACAACTACAAGAAGCAGATGATGTTGTTGCTCGTATTTATCGAGGTGAACAAGAAATAAAAAGAGCATTACCTGATGGCTCAAAACAAAAAATAAAAATTACTAGATTTAGCAATAAAGAAAAATCAGATTTAAACAGACCTACTGATTTAGCTACAAGAGAAACTTCAGATGAATTACTAGAAGCTATAGTTAAAGAACTTTATCTTGATAAAAACTTATTTCCTAATAATAAATTAAACAAAGATACATTAAATGAATGGCGATTAAAAAACAAAGAAGTATTAAAATTATTACCTGAACTTGATACAAGATTACAAACATTAATAGATGAAAATATTGATGTAGCAACTGCCGTTATGAAAAACCCTGAGTCGTTATTTCAAGTAAAAGGCATTACAAGAAGTTTTGATAACAATGGAAATATTGTTTTAAGAATAGACGGAGTTCAACCAAATTCAGAAATAGTTAAATTGTTAAAATTACCTGAGGGAACAAATGTTTCTAGTGTTATGAATAAATTATTTACTGCTAATCAAGATAATCCTACAGAGATCATTAACCTATATAAGGCGGCAAAATTAAATAAAAAAATAGGTCCTTTTAACGACAAAGAACTTGAAATTGTAAATCTTAGAAACTCAATAAGAGGTTATTTTATTGATGAATTATTTAACCAAGCTGGTTTAAAACAAATTATTGATGATGCAAGTCTTACTAAATATCGAACACAAGGTATAGATGATGATGCAATTATAAATCTAATAAACAGAAATATATTGGGCAAAACGCAAAAACAACATTTAATTGAAAATAATATTTTCACAAAAAAAGAGTTTGATATGTTAATCAATCAAATGAGAAACTTAAAATCTTCTGAAAATGCTTCAGCATATCTTGGTAGATATTCTAAAGAGTTTAATTTGCTACCTGTAGCTTCACAGTTAAATTTAATGATAAGAATAGCTGGTGCTAATTTTTCATCTTTTTTTGCTGGTGGACCAGGCGCACAATTAGTTATTGCTCATGCTATGAACCAAAGATTTGCTAGAGGTTTAGAAAGATTTTTACAACCTCAACAATTAATGTCTGTATTAGATAAGGCATTAACAGACCCTAAATATTTTATTAGAGTTATGGAGGCAACAAATGCGCCTGTAACAATTTCGCAAAAAGCAAAAAGATTAAGACCAACTTTATTAGAGGCAGGTATTGATATAGCAGAAAAAGATTTAATTGAAGAAATTGAAAACAATCCTGACTTAATGAATAATGAAGAATATCAAAATTTATGGAACGCCTACTTAAAAGAAATGAGGAGAAAAAAATGAAAAAATTATTAACACTATTACCAGTTGTTTTAGTAATAGGTTGTGCGTCTGGCCATGTCAGCGTATCAACTCAAACACCTGCTGATACTGAATTAGAAATAGTAATTAAATCTAAACCAAACGCTAACTAATGTTTAATAGAATTAGAAAATTTGATATTAAAAACATGAATAGTCCAATAAGTCTATTAGAGGATAGAGTTGATCTATTGCAAAAAAAATATAATCCACAAAATTACTTTGACAGACTTACGAGTCTAAAAACTAGACCACAATTAGACCCGATACATGATGCAGAAAGAGATTTAAGAAAATTAATGGGCCCAAAAGACCCTAACTACCCTTTGGCTCGTAATAATGTTCTTACGCAAATTCTAGGTATTGATGATAAATCTATTGCTAAAAGACAAGCAGATGAATTAGCACAAACACAAGCACAAACAAACTGGACGAATTTTTTATTAGAACCTTTACCAGAAAGACCAAAGACTCCAATTAGGGTGCCTGAAATGGATAAACAAAGAATACAAAACATTGGTGCAAATACTCAAAACTTTACACCTATACCAGAGGGTAAATTAAACGAACCTATTGAAGATCAATTAGCTATAGATGAAGAAGCTATGGGAAATAAGTTAAGTGCTTTACTTATGAAAAGAAAAAATCCTTTATTTAATTTTTTTGGTTTTGGCTAACCAAAAAATTCCATAATATAAATAACAATTATATCAAGAACGCTTTTCATATCCCTTTTCCAATAAAAAATTATAATGCTCTAATTGATTATTAATGTAACTTAAACCGCTTTTCAATTCATCAAACTCTTTTTTAACTGCATCAGTAAATGGTGTTGTTACTGATAAATCTTCTAAGCGATCTAAACCTTGTCTATGCAAAAGCCCAAGAGTTAAAGTTATATTTGTGTAAACAATTCTATCTTCGATATTCATAATATTAATCCTTTCCTTAATTGAGATAATATTATCTTGATTCGATTTTAATTCTAGTGTTTGCATTTTGATTGTTGTTGATAACTAAAAATTAGTTGTTGATAAATTGTTAGTAAGTTCAATATCAATGTGCTTAACATTTCTCATTGTCTTTTTAATCTTGTTAAGTTCATTAACTTCTTCTTGTGTTTCACAAACGATAACTAAAGGCATTTTACCTTTGTGTTTCGTTGTTAGTTCTCTAGCGTCTAATAATCTTTTCTTTAATTCTGATTTATTCATCATTTCCTTTTCTTTCTTCTTTTTCTTTTCTTTGGTTCATCAACTGATAAAGAGGTTATATCAATTAAGTTGTTTTTAGCTTTATGTAAAAATGTATGCAGTTCTTTATGAACCTCTAATTCAACACCTGATTGAAAGTCACCATGCTCACCATGATTGTTTATTATCCAAGCAAGGTC